ATTCTTCAATTTCCACAATCAAATTACCTTCACCTTTAATAACTCTATGCCAGACAAATTTGGGAATTTGAATTTGCTCGGCAACTCGTAATTTGTCTGGCAAACTATCTTCCATTTGAAATGACCATCCACCATCTTCAATTACTGTAACTTTTCTATCTTTAAGGTCTTGATGCCACTTCAATTCATCGGAATCGACATCAGGACTGAATGTCCTAATAAGTTTTCCTTCTTTTTCTATTTGTTCGAATGGGTATTCCATATTAAAAAAGTGGTCTTTTATTCCAATGAACTTTTACTCTATTTCTAATAGAAAAAACTTTCAAAAAATCTTCAATATTTTTTTCTAATCTCTTCAATATACTACCAGTCCAATTCGGGTCAATATCAACAAAAACATGAAAAATTGGTGGTTGATAACTACCCTTTCTAACAGAATTTACTGTTAAGGTAATTGGTTCGTCTTCTTCACCAACCAACTCATTATTAATCATTGGTGTTAATACATCATCCGAATAATTCTGTAAATATTGTTTGATTTTTTCTAAATCCATTACCAAGAATTTGAAGATGATAGTCCCAATTGTTTCGCATATCTACCAACATTACAAGACCAATATCCTGCTGTTGTTCTATCTTTTTTCTGTGAACACTTATGACGAGCTCTGAATGATTTTGCGGCCTTTTTATTAGAATTTTTTACTTTCAAACCAGGGTCACCAAAAGAAACTTTTTTCACACCACCTGATTTACTTTTTACATAAACCGCGAATTTTTTAGGTCCTCCTGAAGTTCTAAAAGGTTTTCCTAATTTAACATTTTTACCTCTATGTTTTGCCTCAGCTAAGATGTCTTCTTCTGTTTCAGTTTCTGAAATATATGGTGCATCAAGATAAATATATTCATTACCCACCTTTACTTTGATACCTAAATCGGATTCAACCATAAGAGTATCTTCTTCGTTCAAATCAATCTTACCTTGTTTCCAAAGCTCTCTAACTTCATTCACTAAATCAAAATATCCTTCAGAATACGCTCTAAAAATGTTGTCGGTTAATCCTATTCCATTATCAATGTGATATTTTAATGCTTCTGAAATTTGAGCCTCTTCTTTAAGAACCAATGATTTATTTAACTGTTCTTCTAAAGCCTCCTTAATTAATTCACGTAAATCCATATAATTTTTATTATAAATACTTAGAAATTAACTCCTAATCCGATTGTTCCATTATTGATTACTGGGTCATAATCAAATTTTATTGTAAAATTTTTATAATCGTGTAATGCACCAACTTTTATGGTTGTAAATCTTTCAGAATATTTCGGGAAAGTAATATACCCAAAATCATCTTTTCCTCTCCATTTTACATCTTCACCTATACTTCCAATCATGAAATGAACACCAGTTCTTTTTATTCTTTTACCAGCACCAATATAAAAACTATTTCTTCGAACTAAATCATTAACTAATGGGAAATCTACTTGTGTAATATTTCCATAAGGAAAAAATGTCGACCTATCTCTTTCCATAGTCGAATTATATTCTGTGATGAAGTATCCTTTATTTCCGATGGTAAAGAATCCTCCTATTTGTCTGTCATTACTTCTCTGAATACCGAAACTTATAATAGGTTTTTTTCCTCTGATAGTATCTGTTCTACCGTTATCATATACATAAACTCTTGCAGGTTGTCTATAACCCCAATCGTTCATGTACCACATTGGAGACCAATTATTGAATCCAAATGCTGGTGCTCCCCACATGTCCCATCTATTCCATCCCCATCCCCAACCCCATCCGTTCATTAACCATGGGTCTCTAACAATTATGTTTGAACCAGGTCTTGTTCTTGTGGGTCTATCATATCCTCTTGATGGTGGTTGATTTCTCCAACTACTAACATCATTTCTTTGAGGTGTTGATGGTCGTGTTGATGGTTGTGAATAAGTTCGTGATTGTGGTGGACTACTTCTCCAAGATGAAACTTGTCCAAGAGCCATTAAAGGTAAAACCGAAAATAATAGGAATAAGTTTTTCATGGTAATTCAATTTATTATAAATATTTTTTATTTCTTGTGAAGATAAATAGTTTTTGTCATTTAGTCTTTTTTAACTTTAACTTTCCAATAAACCCCCCCTCCAATATACGGTCTAAGTTCGCCCGAGACACCATCTAAAGTTCTGTTAGCCACACCAAGATTAACCTGATACAGATGGTCTTTTTTTGTTTTGAGTATCAATCCCAAGCCGATTGAATTTACCCAATCCTCTTGGCTCAAAGCACCGTTGATACCAAAAAATGCTTGGTTTCGTATTGGAGGTGGGGGTGGCGGTGTTTCTCTAACAATCTTCGGTTTGATTGATGCTGAGAATTTTCTATCTACAATTCTGTTTTCATTAACAGTTTGATTCAAATAAACAAATCCTTGGTTGTTCGACAATTTCAATGTGTCTGTGAATTTGTTGAAAACCAAATAATCTCTTAAAATTGCAGAGGTGTCAACTTTTTCGATTGTGGTAACATATATTGTAGTGTCTTTTAGTTTTAAGATTGTTTCTCCAGGTTCATACACTATAACCTCTTCTATAATTGTATCGTGAATCAATTCAGGTTCAGATGGAACCTTTTGGATTACAATTTCTTTTTTAGATTTATTATGTTGAATAAAAAAACATATCACAATTAAAATTAAAATTATAAAATGTCTTATGTCTAAAATCTTCTTCATATTATAACATTACTCTTGAACCAATTAAGAAGTTATTCAGAATTGGTACTCCTTTCATAGTTGAACCCGAAAGTTTATAGTTAAAACTAAATCCAAATCTTTTACTTATTCTATAATCAAATGAACTACCAACTAAGAAACCGAAGTTTCTATCCACAGTAGTTACACCCGTTTTTGAATTCCACAACAAAGGTGAATTCATCAAAAACAGTTGGGGTGATATTGTTATTTTTGTGTTGTATTGATATGGCTTAGTCCAAAACACAACCGCTGAGGTTGTTAATGAAGTATTATATATTGTCTTCTTTTCCTGACTCTTTGGGTTAATAATTTTTTCATCTTTCAAAAACAATGAAATGACTCCTAAATTATAACCATAAGTTCCAAACTTAGGGTGGGGTTTTATGTAGGTATATCCACCCATCGCCATAAAGTTCCCCTCGAGATATGCCGTTGTAACTGAATAAGAATGAATTGAGTTTAATTTACCACCACTGAAATCCATTTTGGTATACCCTCCACTAAAAGCGAATTGTTTCAATGAACTCCAAATTAAACCAGTTGCACTCCAACTTTCATTTCCAATTGCCGATGTCTTACTTACTCCCAACGATATAATCATATTATACCTAAAATCAGGTCCTTGTGCCGAGGTTAAATCTGATGCCATTAACATCGGATTAACCGCCGCTTGTTTCTTTTTCTCTTCTTTCTTTTCTTCCTTTTTTTTCTCTTCTTTCTTTTCTTCCTTTTTTTCCTCTTTGGATTCAGATTTACTTTCTTCTTTTGATTCAGATTTACTTTCCGAACTACTTTCACTCTTCGATTCGCTTGTCGAACTACTTGATTCTCCTTTGGTCTCTGATGTAGACGAAGAACCACCAGATGATGACGATTGGGAGGTAGATGATGAAGACGAAGATGTTGCTGGTGGTGGTGAAGATGTGGTGGAGGCCGCGGAAGATGCCGCTGCCGACGCACTTGCAGATGCGGATGCTGCCGCTGATGAAGCCGCTTGCGAAGTTGCTTGAGCTACCGTTGCTGTTACTGTCTGTTGAACTACTATGTTTGCTGGACATGGTGCTGAAAATATATTTTTTATCCACGAATCTACCTCACCCGAAACAAATTGAGAATAGGTAAAAACTCTTGATTTATTCCTAACTATTACCGTAACTCCACTTGTTGTAAGTGGTATCGAAACAACATAAGTTTTTAGGTCACATGGGTCTATATAAGTTTGTGTAACAACTTGCCCTGAGCTTTTCAGAGCAAGTTGCATGAATATCAATAATAACACAAACCACTTTTTCATTATTTAGTGAATACCCCTTTTTTAACCATCTTTCCTAAGATATTTGCACAAGCAATATCCAAAGCTTTTTTGGTTGAAATACTAATTGTAGATTGGTTGAATTTTACAGGGTCAACAGTTGCATCTGATAAGAATGTTAATTCTCTTGTCGTTTTTGCTTCGCCTAATCCTGATGCAGCAATAATTGTACCATTTTCAGCATCCGTAAATCTAACCTGTAAACCAATACGTGTAACCAAAATGTTCTTAACACCATCTTTCAAATTAACAGTTTCATCTTCAGAAACAGAATAGTCATAACATTCAATTTCAACAAAATAGTGCGCTAATTTGATTTTACCACGACCATCCAATTTGTTTTCGGAAATTCCCGCTTGTGATGCTTGGAATTGTTTTACCATTCTGTTTTTTATTTCTGTTTTATCTTCTGTAAATTCAAAACGATTCAAGTTGTCGAGGTATTCCAAAACGATGTTTGTTACACCTAAACCAACTCTCTTTTCTTTTAGTTCAGGATACATTTCATACATTTCATCATTGATTCCACACTTCAAAAGTTGAATGTTTTTTTTAGGTCCCTCATAATCTAAAAATTGTGAGATGTCACTTTTGGTCTCGAACGAAGCTTTATAATCTTCGGTTTTCGTTTTACCTATCGTTTGAGAATAAGATGTCGAACATAATAATGCCGCACCTAAGACAAAAATTACTTTTTTCATAGTTAAATTATTTTTTAGGTCCTTCGTACCAAATATTATTTGGGTCATTCTTAAATGTCCCGTCAAATTTCCAAGTAAGCTCGTTACCTATTTGTGTTGCTAACTCAGGTTTAATATGATGGGTAACAAACATGAAGACTTGAAAACATAAAGCAAATATAGTCCATGCTAAAACCAATCTTATTAATCCTAACCCAACCTGTTCTTTGATTTTGTCTAATGATATTGTCATAAAATTATTTTTATTTTAGTTTATTCTACGTCTTTGATTTTACCACAAATCAAACACTCTTCATCACCGT